CGCATGGGTCCGTGGGAACCGGCCAGCACCGCGAGCAGCGCGACCGCCGCCTTCTCCGTCAGACCACCGAGAGCCGCGAGCGCTACCAGCATGCCGGTTGCTGCCAGCGGCGCGATCACCCTGACTACAAATGCTTCGGTCAGATCCAGGCACTCCCACGTCTGCTGAGGTGTTGGCATGTTTCGACACAACGCTAGCCACCCGGTTTCTAGTAGCTGCCGTTGTGTGGGTGCGAGAAGTGAACGGGGTCTTTTGCGCCCGCCCAAACCAACAGGTCTTTGTACTTCGACCGGCCAATGATCCGTGACAGCTGCTCCGCGTTCGACACGTCGATCGCACCGCCGGGGTACTGGGGGTTCTCATGGTTTGAGGTTCCCGGCCTGGCGGCCGGTCGCACACCCGAGTTCCAGATCCGCTGCTGCTCCCCGTAGGTCCTGAACCCACTGTTGACTTGGCCGGTCCAGCCCTTCTTGCGGGCCATCGTGAGGATCGGTGCGATCCACGCTGCCACCCGGTGCCCCTCGAACATGGCGGTGCCCTTCGCCAGTCCTTTCGGGTCGACGCTGCCGACCGCATCGACAGGTCCGGCCGTCGTCGGTTGCGACGACCCGGTGCCGCCTTTGACACGCACGGTTGCTGGTCCGGCCGCCGCGATCTGTGTCGCGACCCGTACCGGATCGAACCGGCGGCCCGCCAGCATCTGCAATGCGATCTGGCGGCGCACCGCAACCATCGCAGGGTTCTCACTGACCGTCACGGTCGCAGCCGTGGCCGCCGGTCTCCCCGACGCTGCCCCACCCGTTGCGGCCGGCACCGTCATGCCACCGTACTGTGCGATCAGACTGTTCGCCAAACCACTGTTCTGTTGGTAGCGGCCCCGGTACTGGGCAGCAGGGCGCTGCACGGCAGCCGCGAGATCCCCTGCCGACCCGTACTTGCCGCGGACCGCACGGGTTTCCTTGTAGAACCTGCGGATCGACGCCTCAAGGTTCTGCGGGTCCGGGTACAACGACGCACGCTCTTGCCGCCAGCCCTGCGAGTCCCTGTCACCACCCGGCGGATTCGTCAGGTTCGCTTCAACGATCCCGGTTTCAACAGCCGCCTTGAGCTCTTTCGGGGAAGCCCCAACCTGCCGGCCGACCGCCAAGATCCGGCCAAGTACCCGCTTCTGTTCGCTGGTCAACTGCATCGGGCCGCCCGCCTTCACTTGATCCGGTCCATTGGGTTCACGCCACTGCTGTCGCCACCGATCACTACCCGGTCCATAGGGTCCACACCACTACTGCCGCCGCCGATCACTACCCGGTCCAACGGATTGCTTGACCGACGCTTTGCCTTCCTCCGTTTACGCGGCTTCTTCTTGGACTCCGGGAACGGTTCCATGATCCCATAGGTCAACCGCTTAAGGTTCTTACCAAGCCCGGTTTCTGTGTCCGGACGCCCAAGATAGTTGCGGGACAGCTTGCCTGTGAGCCGGTCATACATGCTGACACCCGGCACAAGTGCTGAGCCTTCCCCGATCAGGCCGGCAAGAATGTTCTGTGCATCGCTGTACCGTGACCCGTCAGGGTTACGGTTCTCCATGCCGGTGTAGGTGCGACCGTAGGCGGCGTTCAGCATCGGTGACAGCTGCGGCAGCACCATGCCCGCAACCTTCGCGGGCCGGTTCGCGGCCTCAACGATCCCGAACGGTGTCCAGTGCGCCAACCGTGCCGCCACCCGCCACGGCAACTCACCATCCTTCAAACCACGCTGGGCGCGCTCATCAGCCGTTGCTTTCTGTGCCGCACCAATCAGCACCGTTTTGCCCGGATAGTCAATCGGCATCCGTCCAACGAACCGTGCGGAGTTCAGATACCACGGCAGGAACGGAGTCCAGTGCGCCTGCAACTCCCGTGTCGACGGACTGAACCCCGAGTACTTGCCATAGGCGTTCTCAACCTCACGGGCAATAGCCGCCCGGCCCTCCGGATGCTCAGACAACCACTTCGCGGTCGCCTTCGCGTTCCTCTTTGACGGCAGCACCTTGCGTTCCATTGCCGGAGAACGCATCATCGCCCGACCGGACATGCCACGAATGAACGGTGCCTCCAACACACCGGTGTTGAACCCGAACGCCATGTCCTGGTAGCGGTTGATGCCCTTCCGGGCCTGCCTGACCCCTGGAAGCTCCTGGACCATCTGTAGTCCGAGTGCCGCCTTGTGCATCTTGCCGGCCATTGTGTCCGGCATCTCGGCAAGATCATCGGCAAGGGTGCCCTTGTCGTGCGGCATGTGTTGCATATGGCCGCCGAACATGCCCATCGGCACCCTGGTTTGCATGTCCCTCGCGGCCGGCTTGTCAATCTTCTCAAGCTCAGCCAACGTCATCTTGTTGAACCGCGAATGTACTTTCGGGATGACCCCGAAGAACCCGCCACGGACCGGGCCTTCAACGGCCTGGCCCATAAAGAACGATGGTGAAAACGGCAGGATCGCTTTGGACAGCGCGGCCCGCGACCGGCGCAACACGATCGCACCTGGTGCCTTGGACGTGCCGACGGTGGCGTGGGCACGCATCCTGTCGGTAACAGATCGTGGCACGACCGCAAACTGGCCTTTGCCGACCTTCACAACCTTTGCCCGCGACCCGTTCTCGAGGGTGCGTTCCGCAACCCGTTCGGCCGCCGCCTTTGACGGATGGATCGCAACCTCCGGTGTGTGGTCAGCGGAAACGAACGGCCGATCGAATACACCCGATGGCGTAAACCGGTTTGGCGACCCGAACTTGAGGGCGGTCATGCGCCGTTCGATCTTCGGACCGGACTGCTCAACACCCTCAAGACGCTTGGCGGTCTCGATACGCAGCTCGTCACGCACCGGTTTTGACATGCGCACCCGGCGCGACGGATACTTCGCTATCACCTTTTCGCGGGCCTTACGCTTCGCACCCTTCCGGCGCCGATCCTTCTCCCGCAACAGCTGGGCCTGCCACTGATCAATCGCCGCATTCTGCTGACGGCGCGACAGCTCCTTCGACAGGTCACGGTCGGCGAACTGGGAGCGAGCCACGTTCTCCTGATGCTGTGACCACACCTGCCCCGACCGGGTACGCTCCCTGGTGAGATCTCTAAGCTGGCCGTGGGCGCGCCGTAGCGGACCGTTCGACACTGCCTGGTAGGCACCCTGCCGCATCTTCATCGCTGTCGATGTTGGAACCGGAGCCTCACGGTTCAACGCGCGCACAGCCCGCCAGTTGCCATACGCGCCGCGCGGCAGCCTCTCCGCCTCTTTGTACACGGAACCGGGAATACGCTTGACCGGGCCGGCCAACGTCTGCTTACCAGCCAGTCGCAAACCGCGCCCACCAACACTCGACACGAACTTGGGAAGCGGTGCTACCAAAGCGGCGGTCCCGGCAGGATCATCATGCAACTGCTGCAACGGATGTTTCGCCAACTCGACGTACGGTTGGCCCACCATCTTGAAGCCTTCCCACGGTCCTTTGTGCCACACGGTGTCACCAAGCATCGCAATGGACTGTGGCGTGTTCTTGACGAACCGGGCAGCGGACGGCCCCACATTGTCGATCGTTTCGTTCAGATACCGGTTCGCTTTCGTTCCGGCAGCCTTGTCCACGATCGCCGTTGCGGCCTGGATCGGTGCAGACCCCACCTTCAATGCGTTTCTGACCACCCAACCGGCAGCATCATCGCCGGCCAGCTTGTTCATGTCGGCCCCAAGACCCTGATTGACACCCTGGTGTTTCAGTGCCTCCCGTATCGGCAGATACCCACCCTTGATGGGTTTGCCTTTGTACGAGTACTGGCGGCCTGTGACGCCCTTGTCGGCATGCTGTGCCTTGCGGACCAGTTCGGCGGTCTTGTCCGGGGCACGGCCCGTACCTGCCACGCCCGTCTGTGCGCTGCCCTTGCCGGTGGCACGAACGCGACGGCCCGACCCAACGGTTTCTGCCTTGACCGCCTCGGCCAGTGCCGCACCGAGGCTGCCGGACGAGCTGGCTCGCACACCTGTCTTGCCGGACCCGTGCAGCACTCGATCCTGTTTGCGATCTGTTTTGCGTGCGGCCCGCACCTTGCGGGCTGGTTTGTCAGCCAACATGATCGTGCTCCTACTTCTGCTTGTCATCCTCAGGGAAGATCCGGGGCAACAGTGATGCAGCCCCGGTGCTCTTGCCATCTTTGATCCGGGCGATCGTTGTCGGCGAGGGGGCCGTGTTGTAGCCAAGCTGGTTGACCTTGATACCGGCCGCGTGCAACGCCTTCACGGTTGCCTTGCTGAACCGGCCGGTCTGTGCAACATCCAATGCGGCCTGCCGGATCGCAGCGTTCTTGATTGGGCTGACAGCCGACCGGCCGCCCGCTCCGGATCGGCCTGAAGCCAGTGACGCGAGAACCTGCTGGGTGGCGGTCCCGGAACCGACGAGCTGTGCGGCAATGTCAATGCCGCGCTCGAGGTCGCTCTTGGCGGTGTTCTGTGCTGCCAGCGGCCCCCACGGCGACTTGGCCGGCTTCTTGGGTTTGCTGGCCGCCCGACGGTTGGCTGCCGTTTCCATTGCCCGGTTGTGGCGGGCCTTCTCGCTCGCCGACGATGCGGCCAGCTGGTTGCGGGCCTGTGCGGCCTGAGCGGCCTGAGCAATCTTCGCTAGCTCCGTCTGTGTTTTGCCCTGGGCGATCGCCTGCGCCAACACAGACTGCTGCTCCCCGCTGATCTTGTCGGCCTGGTACTTGGTGCGCCACGCCCCGATCTTGTCGCGCAGATCATCGGTTGCCTGCTGCTGTCTGCGCCCGGCAGCAATCTTCGCTAGCGGTGCAACCACGTTCGTCAAACTGTCAGCGAACGTGTTTGCTGCACGCCCTTGGCCGGCCTCACCGATCCCGGCCTGCTGCACCGCACCCTGACGGGCCGCCAACGCGCCACGGGCGATCGCCGCGTTCTCCGTCGACAAGCCCGCAGTGTTAGGTGCCTGCTCACCGTTCGCAAGCGATGCCATCTGCTGAACCGCCGTGTCACCGTAACCCTGCACGTTTGCCTGATGCTGCGCGAGCAGACGCCGGTAGTCGTCGTAGTAGCCGGCCACATCCTGCTCACGGGCCTGCATCTTCTTGACCGCGTCCGGACCGAACTGCAACTTCTCGGCGGCCTGCCGTTCCCTACGCAGCTGGCCCCATGTGTACTGCGAGCCCGGTGTTACCGGGTCGTAGCGGCCGGTGCCCGGCAGCTTCGGCACAGCCGCCTTCTGCTTCTTGGCTGCCGGCTTCTTTGTGAGCGCCTTGGCGACAGCCTTGATCTTCTGAGCACCGGTCGTGGACTGGGCGGTGATCTTGTGGGAGGTTGGGATCATGCTCACTGGTTTGTCTCCTGAATCGCCCGTTGCAACGCCTGGCTTGCGATCGTCTGTGCATCGGTGTCGAACCCGACACCAACCTTGCGGCGCTGCGTAAACAGGTTGGCGAGCAGTTGCGCAAGCTGTGAGGTCAGCGAGTTCTCGGATTGCAGGTTGTCAAGGTCGGTTTGGTTGCGTGCGTTGACCAGGGAGCCTGCGAACTGCTGGCCCCTCGCCGCATACGACGTTTCGTTGCCGCGCTTGCGATTGTCATAGGCACGCTTCAACAGTGCCGCCCTGCTGAACGGGTTGTTCGGGTCAACCGGATCGGCTCTCAGGGAGCCGGCAACAAGTGACTGGTCAGGGTTGAATGAGGCGGTGTATCCGTACTGGCGGAGCGTGTTGCCACGGCTTGTGTCAATGTCTGTGAACGCACTGTCACGGTTACGGGTTGCGGCAGCCATCTGCTGCTGGTACACGGGGTCCGCTTCGATCGGCCTGCGGTTCGGGGCCGGTGCTGGTGGTGGTGGCGGCGGTGTGCTCGTCGCCGTTGGCAGCCCCATGTTTGGGCCTTTCGCAGCGTTCGCAAGCCCGACCGCCAGCGAACCCAATCCTGTGTTCGGTTGGGTGCCCGCAGCCCGCATGTTCGCCATTGCGACGGCAAGCGATCCGAGTCCCTGACTGGTCTTGCGCGGCATACCGGGCACAGCCGGTTTACGCGGTTTGGTACTGACAGCCATTGCTGCTCCATTCTGACGTTGCAGGCGGCGTCACGGTCCCGGTAATCCGGACAAACCACTGGTTGTATCTTGGGGCGATCGACGGGTAGGTGAACGTGTCGTGCGCGAGTGTGCGAATCACCTGACGGTCCATCAGTGGCGCACGCTCAACGGCCTGGATGTAGTTGGTGAGGGTGCGGCACCGATAGCCGGTCACACTGTTGTCCACCGTTTCGGTGAACGCCCCCCAGTCCGATGTGATCACCGGTGTGCCGCACAGCATTGACTCGACGGCAACACCGCCGAACGGTTCGACGTACTGGGTTGGCACCAGCGTTGCGATCGCATCCCCGAACAGGGCGGCCTTGTCTAGGCCGTGAACGATGCCGACGTGCTCCACAGTGTTCGGGAGCGGATCGAACACTGGGTTGTGGATGCCCGCCACTTTCAATGGCAGGCCGGTGTGCTCGGCAACGTCAACGGCGGTCTGCCAGCCCTTGCGATGCTCCATTCGTGAGATGTACAGCAGGTAGCCGCCCTGCCCGTCACCGGCCGGAAACTCGCTGCCGTCATAGTAGTTCGGGATCACCGTGTCGGTCGCCACGCCGTCCACGCTCATTGGTTCACGATGGGCCGCGTACACGCTGTGCATCCATGCGTAGGACTCAAAGCACCGGTAGCGGGCCGCGACACCGCTGTAGCCGACACCAAACTCGACGGTTTGGTTGGGGTACCGGTCGATGATGGGTTGGTGGACTCGTCCAGCGATCAGCAGCACAAGATCATCGGGTTCGAGCCGTTCCTCGAGCGCGTTGAGTACAACCTTGTTGTACACCTGCCAGATTGGGAGGCTGGCGTCCCACGGGATAGACGTGATGTTGCCAGGGTCGTAGCCGGCGGTTATGGCCAGCAGAGCCTGCTGTACCTGTGTGTCAAACAGCTGGACGCGCTCAACGCCGCTTGGGACACCTGCTTCGTCACCGGCGTAGTAAAGGCTGATCGGTGAACGGGTCCGTCCGGTCATCATGTGACAGAACCGGCGGACTTTGGCGGTGTACGCGCAATGATCGAACCGGCGGACCGGTTCGGTGTGCGGCAGAGCAACGACGTGTAGGCGCATCACATGTTCAGTGTTGAGCTGACTTGCACCCAGTTGGTGCCGTCATAGATGAACTCAGCCTGGCTGATTTTGTTCGCAGACGATGTGATCGTCCAGTTCTTCTTGAACGTCGCGTTCATGGTCAGGGTGCGACTGCCGGTCCCGTCCTGACGGACTTGCAGCACCATCCGGCAGCCCATGTGCTTGTTTGATGGTGCGTTGATCGTGATGTTGGCGGTCAGAGCACCAATCTTGATAATGCCGCCCTGATACGGGTCCGGTGTAAAGCTCGCGGCGAACGCCGGGGTCTGTAGCCCAAGCTGATTGTTGATGATGACCGTGTTCCCGGCCACAAGGTTCTGAACAGCGTCACCAACCGATGCGCTGCCCTTCGGCCAGTGTGTCAACCGAACCTGGTTGCCAACCGACGAGTCCCGGATCTGCACAGCGTTCTGCTGAAAACTGTTGGTGCCATCGACTTTGCGTTCTGTTGAGGCACCGGAGATCATGTTGTAGGAGGATGCCCACAGATCAAACCCTGGGTAGGCACCGACCCCGGCGGTGCTGTTGGAGTCGGCGACACACCCGTCGATCGTGCAACCGGATGCGTACTCCAAGCCGAACCCCGGTCCCGTGTTGTCCTGTGCCTCGCAACCGACAAGCTGACAGTTCGCAGCCGTGATCTTGTAACCGGACGCATCACCAAGCTGGCCGGAGTAGTAGGACTTGCAGGTTGACAGCCGGATGTTCGGTGCGTCAAGCGCGAACCCGTGATCACCACTGTTCGACGCGATACACCCGATCAACTGGGAGTCAAACCCTGGATAGAACCCGTAGCCGTCGCAATGCTCGGCAAAGCAGCTCTCGAACCGGACGGTGCCAATGTTCTCCGAGGAGAACCCGTTGCCCTTCGCCCTGAGCACAAGCACCCGTTCGACGGTCGCAAGGTTCTCCCACGCCAAATCACTGTCGCCGCCCTCATCGGAGGTGGCCGGACTGAACGCCGGATACCTCGACAGGAAGATGCCGCCCCCCGAAATGTTGTTCGCCTTGTTACCATCCACGCACAGATCCCGGATCACGTAGTACAGCGCGTTTGGATCGGTCGTGCCGTTCGATGACACCTTGTTGATGATCGCCGGTTTGTTCTGCGACGCCTCCAACACCAGACGGGTCGCAAGATGCCCGGCACCCTGCAACGTCACATGCGACTTCATCACGATCTGCCGGACCGTGTACGTGCCCTCCGCAACGAACACAACCCCGCCACCCGCTGCGGCTGCCGCGTCAATCGCACCCTGGATCGCCGCAGCGTTCTGAGTGCCGGTTGCGCCGGTACCGAACGTGCCATAGGAGGCTGGCAGGTAGAAGATTGAAGAACCAGCACCGGATGGCCCTGTGCCACCCGTTCCGCCTGTGCCACCAGTTCCTCCCGTCGGCCCAGTAGCACCTGCTGCGCCAGCCGAGCCCGCAGCACCAGTGCCGCCTGTACCGCCGGTGCCGCCAGCTGCCCCGGCAGCGCCCGTGCCGCCCGTGCCGCCAGATGGACCGGTAGCACCTACTGCACCCGCCGCACCGGTACCGCCCGTTCCCCCGACGGGGCCGGTAGCACCCGTAGGGCCGACAGCCCCCACCCCACCAGTGCCGCCCGTACCACCCGTGCCGCCGGTACCTCCCGTGCCACCGGTCCCGCCAACAGGACCGGTCGGGCCCGTAGCGCCGGCAGCACCCGCCGCACCCGTGCCACCCGTACCCCCGGTGCCACCAGCCGGGCCAGTAGCACCGGTCGCACCGGTCGGACCACCCGGAGGCCCCGTCGGACCGGTCGCCCCCATTGGGCCGGTGGCCCCAACCGGGCCAGTGGCACCTGTTGGGCCGCCTCCAGGACCGGTCGCGCCGACCGGGCCGGTAGCCCCGGTTGGGCCTGCCGGGCCGGCCGCCCCAATCGAATAGGACAGCGACGACCAAACGGTTGCTCCGTCACCGATCTTGACTTTGCTTGTGTCCAGTTCCACCCCGAGTTCACCGGAGGCAAGCACCGGGTCGGCGCTGGTCCATTGGGCGGCTGTGCCCCGCCGGATTTGGATGATGACGCTCACACGCCGCCTCCGTCCTCGACCGGTATGCCGCCGTACACGCTGTCTGGTCGGCCACCGTCTAGGTTGAGACTGCCGTTGCTGCCTGGGTCGCGGCGTGCGAGAGCATCAAAGTTGTTTTGGACGGCTTGTGTGTTTAGGCCACCATCGGGTTTCTCGACGGTCGGCCACGGCAACGTAAACCCGACGGTCATGTTTTGATGATCCAGTTGACGACCTGGTACGGCTGCATGTTGTTGTGGGCGCCACCACCACCGGTGTTTTGAATCGAGATGCCGGTGGTGTTGTTACTCACGGCCATGAGTCCGGCGTTGGCGGTGCCGACTCCGATGCCGGTGACCGTCGAGCCGGGCATGTTGTTTGGCGGCCAGTAGTTGGAGTTCGGGCCGGTCTGATGGCCGTGACCTGGGTCGGTCACGGCGTGCGCGTGGGCGGGCAGATCGGCGGTCGCTAGTTGATGTTTCTCTTCGCCGCCGGCGTCGGCCAGCGCGTCGTTGGCGTCCAGCCGGTTTGCTGCACCGTCAACTCCGACCGGGACACGGCCACGCAGGTCCGGCACATTGAAGTGTGTGCCGTCAACCGATCCGTAGTTGGTGCCGATCGCGGTGAACAGGTCGGGCAGATCGGTGCGCAGATAGCTTGTGCCATCGCACAGCAGCCATCCTGACGGTGCGGTAGCGCACGCCGTTGCGGTCATTGACCCGGTCGGCACCAACAGTTGCGCGAGTGCCGTGTCGAGCTGCGCACGCGAAATGCTGTTGACCGATGTGCGAATCTCGTCAAGTGACGTGCCAAGATCGTCACCAACCTCGACCAGTCCGTTACCGATAAACGCTCGTCGTGTGTAAGTCAACAGCCCCATCGCAACCGTCCTCTTTCTACGCCTCTGTCTTTACTACGCTCGGGGAGCGTCGTGCCCGCAGATGCGCTGCCAACCGGTACACACCCCACACCGAACCACCATCAACCGAACGTAGCGTCAGCGAGAACACTGTGCCACGGGTCGCCACACCACGCACCAACAGCGGAGTCAACGCCCTACCCGACCCCCACGTCTGACCGTCCAAACCCGTGCCCCACGTTTGACCATCGGTCCCGGTACCCCACGTATCAACCCCAACCGTAAAGTCAACGGCGCTACCCGCACCTGACACTTGGTAGTCCCGGTTCAACCCGACGATCAGCTGGCCCTTGCCCCACACCTTGAGTTCACGAATCGTCTTTTCGGTCGTGTCCTTGTAGTCAAACCAGCCGGACAACCACCTAGCCGCGATCGCAGCCCCGTTATCCGTCCCGTAGGCTGCTGACGACCGGCCCACATGGTTGCCGCCGGTCGAGAGCGCAAACACAAGCTCCGGCTGGGCCGCAAGCCGCACTGACGCGACAGCCGCAACCGGCAGATCGTGCATCGTCCACCAACCGGCCTGCAAGTCCCTGACCAGCACCCGGTCATTCACTGTGGAGGTTCCGGTCGGCACCGCAAGCCACAGCTGTTCGCGGTGAACACACATTGCAGCCTGTTGCAGCTGCCCCTGGTTGATCGGCCGCGACCGAAAAAAGTCGGATGTACCACCTAGGAAGAACGGGTCCAGCCACTCGGACACAAGCTGCGGCACCCCACCATCGGTGCGGTACACACCGCCGGTGTGCAGAAAGTACACGCCGTCACGGCCCGCAGCGATCGCCCGCGGCGACACCGCCCCAACGCCCGTGTCAACCGTACGAAACCGAAAGATCGGGTTGCCGGTACTGTCAGTGTCGGTGCCGTAGAACACAAACAGTTTGGACTCCTTGAACACAAACAGGTAGTCGCGCCACGCAACCACACCCTGGATCTGTTCACCGTCACCCGGCAGAAGGTCCACATAATCGTTGGCTGCGAACGTCAACGGGTCGGTCGGGCTTGAGAACCTGACCGACGACGGGTTGCTACCGGCTGTTGCGCTCGACCGTCTGGCGTTCACCAAACGGTTGTCCCACGGCGTGACCGCCAGAAACCGTCCGGTAGGAGCCGTCCCAACCCACGACGGTGCCGAGAACGCTGTGCCGTTCCATTGGCGCACCTGATCGGTGCCGTTTGCGCAGAACACAAACTCGCCAGCGGTGCCACCGAACCGGCAGAAGTAGTGCGGGCTTGCGGTCGGCGCTGTCGATGACGCAACCACCGCCCCGGCTGTGCTCAGGGCCTCGAGCCGGTTGCCTGCACCGCACACAAGCTGTCGTGTGCCGTCCAGCTTGTAGAACGGCATCAGGCTGTCATACCGGTTGGTGCCCGCCGCAGCGGTAAACAGGCCGTAGCCGTCACGGGTCTTGACCGCCCCACGTTCAGTGAACGTGACGTTCAACAGGTCGATCGCGGCGGACGGGTCAACTACGTCCGGTTGGTCCCGGAGATCCAAACCCTTCGCGAACCCTGGGAAAGCGACCGGCGTCAATGGCACTAGCAGTCATCCCCTACCAGAGGCACATAGGTGACACGCGGTTCGAGTTTGGCGGCCCAGTCGCGCATCAGACCGACGATCTCATCGCCGGCCTGCCGGGCTACCTGCGCGGACGGTGACTCGTCGTCACGCAGCGCGGTTGCGACCGCATACTCGATGATCGCCGGTCGAAACCGGTCGGGCACAAGCGGCTCGTCAAGGTCGTTCACAAGGTCCGGTGCGAACCGCTGATAGATGACGGTGACAGTTCCCCCACCGGGGTACGTGTTGATCGTGTTACCGCCGGTGACGTAGTAGCAGTTGGGAGTGCCGGTCGTGGCGGCGAGATCGCCGTACTCGATGGCCAGCTCGCGCTGCGACCGGGCGGCCAGCACCCTGCCATCGGTGAGAACAGTCACGACTTCCCCGAGGTCTGTGACAGTCAGCGGTGCGACACCCGCAACAACGGCCTCTAGGTACGGCCACGGGTACTGCTCGTTGATCTGATGGTACGCACCGTTCAGCCAACGATTCGTGCGCACAAGACCAGGGCCACCATCGGACAGGTAGTCAAAGCCGCGGGCATAGAACTCTGTGCGCATCCCTGCCAACGTCAACGGCATCTACGCAGCCCTCTTTCTGCGCTGACCCTGGTCTCGTCGGGCGGCAGGTGAAGCGTTCTGAGACCATGCGGTATCGCGGTTCATGGACACCTGGGTTCGTGTCGCGGCGTTCACGCGCTCCACGAGTTCAGCGTGACGGGCCTCTCGTTCCCTGATGCGTTCCCGATCGGCGGCTTCGCTTGCGAGCTGCTGGCGGCGCTCAAACCGGCGGCGACTGTTCGCATCCCACAGATCACCCTCCCGGAGCCGATCGAACAGCCGGGCGGTTGGCTCAACCGGCTCACCGTGTTCGCCTTCCACGACGATCACGGTGATCGGTGCGTTCTCGTTACGGCGAATGACGTGGTAGTAGCCGGGCCGGCACGGCGTCCCGGTTGTGTCCGCTCCCGGTGGCAGGTACACCAGTTCGAGCAGCCGGTCGATGTGTTTCAGCTCCCGGTTGAATCGCTCGAGCTGGCCTTGCACATGATGGGCGGCGGCCATCAGGTTGATGTGTGCGTTGAACTGCTCGCGCTCGGCGAGCAGTTCACGCGACACCCTCGGGGGAACCCACACGCCCACCGTTGCTACTCGCCTTCGACGCGGAGACTGCGACCGATGGTGCTGGCCGCATAGGCTGCCGCGGCATGCTCGGTCGTGCCGGTGGCACCGGTGCCGGCACCAAACAGCTTGAGCTTGCCGTTCGCGGCATCCCAGAACGGAATCCATGCGGTCGTGGACCCTGCGGCCTCCGTCACGACACCCTGCACGCCGAGGATGCGCCGCATCCCAAACGCGGTCGGGTCGAGCTTTTCGCCACCGGTCGCGTAGCTGCCGGCGAACGTCACATCGACGTACCTGATCTTCTTGTTTCCGGCGGGGAACGCACCACCCACGTTCCTGCTGACAGTGATAGCCATGAGGCTGTCCTTTCTGATCCGAGCTTGACGGCCAGTAACAGGGTGTGGCCCCGGCGCTCTCCCCGCCGGGGCCACACGTTGCTGTTACTGGAGTGCGGTTGCTGCCGCGTGAGTGTTGCGGCGGTGCGCCCCAAAGTTCACGGGCCACACAAGCGCATCCGTGAACTTCGTCGTCCCGAGATTCCAGTTCATGCCGGTCTCGGTTCCCTGGAGATCCGATGCCCACGTCGGCTTGTCGATGCTCGACGTGACCCTGATCAGATCCTTCGGGGATAGCATGAACAGGTCGGTGTCGAGAATGTCGGCGTAGGCCTCGAGCCTCGCATCGTTCCACGACACCGTCTGGTCGGCCCCGGCGGTCAGGTTGCCGTCAGACGAGAACCTGACCTGGTTCTGCAACAGGCTGTAGAGGTTCTGGCGCTGCTTGAAACCAGTCCAGATCTCCTCTTTGTCAGCACCGTTCTGACGGATCGCACGCTGCATCCCGAGCAGCAGGTCGATCGACAGGACCGTAGTGGTCGTGTCTCGCATCGCGGCCTGCCAGAACTCCTGGCCGGCGGTCGCCGGGTTCAGGCCGCCGATCGCCCCCGACGTGTTCACGATGCCCCGAAGCCCGTTCATTTCGGGGTTCGCGGCCGTCGCGCTGTTCGGGTTCGGAATGAACACAAAGTGCGTTCCGGCGGTGGCGTTCACCGCTGAGGACAGCGTGACGGTCGGCGTGACAGCCGACTTGTTGACCGCGGTGATTGAAACCCCGGTGGCCAGCGCATCGGTGTCAGCAAGGGTGCCGATATCGACGGTGGCACCAACGTCCAGCCAGCCGCGCACAAGAGCCGAATACCCGTAGGCCGCACCCTCTGCGGCAGCCGCGATCAGCTTCAGTGTCGCGGACGAACCACCGGACGAGTCGCAATGCGCGACGATGCTGTCACCGCTCGTGACGAGCTGACGGACCATCTGATGCTTCGTGTTCTCGACGGCCCCCTCAATCTCAAGGTCTTTGGCCTTGATGATCGCGGTTGCGTCCGAACCGGCCTGAGCAATCGCGCTCGTTTCCAGACCGATCTGGAACCAGTGCTGCGGCAGCGTGTACGTTGCCTGGTTGACCTGCTGCGCCTGATCGGCGTTGAGGCTGCCGCCTGCGGCACCAACGGACGTGTACGCAAACGACCGGCCGTTGTAGATCGGCACCTGGGCCTGCGTACCGATCATGGTGCCCTTGAACCGCTCGAACTTTGCGAGAGGCAGGTTTCCTGCCTCGAACTGCTTGACAAGCGTGTCGCTCGTCCACGCATCCTTGATGACCGCTGCCATCGACGTTGCTGTCTGAGCCATGATTGGCCCCCCTGTTTGTTCCGGATTGACTTGATCCGGACCTGCGTCCGCTTGTTAGGCGGTGCGCTGCGACGCCTGCATGTCAGCAACCATCTTGGCTTGCCGTTCGCTGCGATCGGTTAGGTCCGGTACCTGCACACCGGCCTGGCCCGTAGACGACACATGCGGAGCCTGCTTGGACTGCTCGTAGCCTGCCAAAACCTTCTGTCGAACCGACGGGACTTCTGCCCCAACCGACATTAGTTCCAGCATCATCTGCCACGCACCATCAAGGTCCGGGATCTGGCCCTGCGGGGTCCATACCGGGTTCATGTTCTGCGCAACCTGTGCCACAAGATCCTGCAACTGCTCCGGCACTCCCAACTGGCTCATCTGTGCGTCCGCATACTCACGGTACGCCAGCTGCTCCTGCTGCTGCTGCTCAAGCTGCTGCTGGTGTTGCTGCTGCTCAATCAGCTGTTGCATCTGGTATTGCAGCAGATCGAACCGGTCCGGTTCGGTGTGCTGGCCACCAGTGTTGGGAGCTTCGTCGTCAATGAACTCCAGGTTGGCTTGGGCGGCAGCCCACGCCCTCACCTGGGGATCATCGGAACCCAGGCCTTCAATGATTCGCCGGGACTCAGCGGCCTCTTGTGCAGCACGAGTGCTCCACGCCTGAACCTCTTTGTACCGGGCCTCCCAATCAGGGGTGGCGTCCTGCGAACCATCATGGCTGCCGGCAGTCCCGTCGGGGGTGCTGTCAACAGCGATCGGTGGCGTATCCGGTGTTTCCGGGGCCCCCACATCCCCACCGTCCTCCGGTGGGGCAAACACTACGAACGGGCGGATATGCACCTGTCGTGTCCCTTCTCGCAACCAATCCCTGCGGTCAGGGGTGTTGGTCTGGTCATTGGTCTGTCCGCTTGTTCAGCGGTCCCAGCCCGGTGCCCCCACCACTACTGGGGGTCGGGCTGGCCTGGTCGGGGAGCGGCTTTGCCTGAACAGGCTTTGCTGCGTTCGCCAACCCAAGTTGTTCTGCCTGCGCGTTCTGTGCCTGCACCTGTCGTGCCGCCGCAGCCTGTCGCAGATTGTCGATGCCGGCCATGATCTCCATTGCGATCGACTGCCGATCGGCGGGCATCTGCTCAAAGTCCGTGGTTTTCATCCAGTCACCGAGCCGGCGCTGCCACACATCCAGATCGTCCACCTGGTCTTGTGGCATCCATGCGGGCACATCCTCCACAATGGTCTGGCCGGTTGCCGGATCGGTTCGTGGTTGTGGCCGGGTTGGCATGTCCATCACGGTGCCCTCCCTGATCCGCTGGATCACACGGTCAACACGGGCCTGGGCGAGCTCAAACGACTGCACAAGCGCATCGGACGTGCCGGTTTGCACAGCAGCCATTGCCTGCTGTGGACTGATCCACTGACGGTCCGCATACGCAAACACGCGCTGTGTGACCTGATCGCGGGTCAGGTAGTCCAGGCTGCCGGGCAACACTCGCACGTCGATCTGGTCCAGCAGGTTCGCGCCCTCAAAGTTCGTGATCGTTTCCGGTCCGAACCGGCCACGGATCGCGAGCTTGCGCGGCTCCGTGTAATAGACGGACACTAGGTGCAGACAGTGGCGCATGACCTGAGCGTGCCAGTCAGCCATCTCTGACATGAACGACTGCCACTTGGCCTGGTCTTGTTCGATGACCGCGTTGACGGTACGGGCCGCAACGTTCGCACCGGCCTGAATGTCAGAGTCAAACCCAAGTTCGCGCATGTCCTGCTGCATCTTGCCAAGCATGTCCAGCAAGGGTTGAGCGAACCCGGTTGGTGGAGTCTCCCACTGCGGGATCTGATCCCCAACCGGCTTGTACCAGTCAATGCCGCCCGGCACATCAACCCTAGGTTTCATTTCCGAACCACGCGGCGCCAACATCCTTGGGTTCAGGCACCGGTTCTTCCACTCGATCAGCTTGTTCCAGCAGTCCTGGCAGGTGCGCTGCGCATCAATCAGCTGCCACGTCAACCCAAGATCACGACCATCGGTGCAATCGGTGGTCCATGCCAGCCGGTGCAGCACGGGCATGTCCACGGCCGTACCGAACCGTGTGAGCAGCGGGTACGGCTCAAACGGGCTGTCCGCATCCGGTCGCAGGTTGCGGGCATCAACGATCACCCGGTTGTTTGCGATCACGACTCTGCGACCGTTCGGACGACGAGTTGATGGCCGCTCCAAGTACTCGGTGACAAGCACCATGTCGGACACGCTGTCTGACGGCCGGTCGGCAGTGTTCGCATCAGCCGATAGGTCGCCACCAACGAACCCTGGCATGTCCTTCACTTCGCCGACCGGGCGGGCACGCTCAACCATGTACCAGCGGGAATCATCGAACTCTGTGCCCGGCTCCCACGACACCTCGTTACCGGACAGAATCACTACCCGCACTTCGCCCTGCCCGACGAACCTAACAATGTTGCCGTCATCGTCGGTGACTGGCAGGAACGGGCCGATCGTCGTGTCAAAGAATGGCATTGCGAACGCTTCGCCGCCACCACCGATCGCAAGATGCGCCGCCTTCACCGCCTTGCCACGCAAACCCCATTTCTCGAACCCGAACAGTGCAACCTTCTGTGCCAGCAGGGCGGCATCTACGATCTCGGGGTCCGGTGTCGCCGGCAGGATCTCGTAGCCGGGAATCCTTTGGGTGGCTCTCGACACCTTGCCTTGCACGATCGGCCTGATGAAGTTCACCGTGTTGCGCACCCGGTGCGGTGGCCTGTCCTGGCCACCAACCGGGTTTAGTGCCGACGACTGAAACCCCAGCTGGCCCTTGCTGTTCTGAAACCAGTAGGTGTCACCCTTCTCGAATTTGACACACAGCCGGCGTTTCGCGGCATCGCGTTGCATCCACGAGCGGCCACGATCAAGCCGGGCCTTCACATCACCGGGCACATCGACCGGCACAGTGACCGGTGGGCGAAGTCTGTCAAGAACAGCCATCGGTCACGCCCCTCAGTGGTCCGCCATTTCCGCGAGCTGCTCTTTGGACATGTTTGCGAGCATGGCGTACTGCTCGTCGTCCTCGAGCGGAATGTCAACCTCAGGGACCGTGTGTTCCATCGGCCCCCACTGGGCGGTTGATGGGTCGATACGGTTCAGTAGCTCACGACGCTCAATGGCTGCTGTCTGATCAGCGTCATGCAACAGACTGAGCAGCAGCTGCCGCTCGAGTGTGTGGGCGCGCACAACCATACGAACGATCGTCAGGTGCGCACTGACCGCGAGCGCCACCAACAGAATGATCTCCACAGAGCTCATCACACGTACTGGTAGCCGACGTGTCCGCTGACCTGGGTTGCCGCCGACGTAGTGATGATCAGTGCGTCACCTGTCGCAACCGTCACGAACAGCGGCCCGGACGACGGACCGGCCTGCACAACCAGCGGGACAGCCGCCTGACTCAATGACATCGCACCGGACAGCACCGTGGTCCCGGACTTGAACTGCACGGTCTGTGCGGTTGTCGCCCCGTTGACGATCGTGTAGCCGTACACCGCGATGCGTTTACCGGTCACACCGGCCACCACGGTCACGTTGCCAGAGGCGGCAGTGTCAACAACAGCGTTCTGCAGGAACGAACCCATGCTACTTGCCTGCCTGCATCTTGGCGATCTGTTCGCGCATCGCAGCAAGCTCGTCGGCCTGCTTGGCGACCAGGGCGGCCATCTGATTGTCGTTCGACTCGCCGATCTTGCCGGCGCTTGTGACAGGCGCGTACTCGGGGCGCTGCTGCAACGCGATCTGACGATCACGGCCACAGAACCGGCACTCGCGGTCCTTCTGGTTTGCGAACGTCACGAACTCAAACGACCGGTACTCACCGGGCATGTTCGCGTCACCACCGGAATCCCGGAACGTGTCAGACCTGACGGTACGCAAACCGTCGACCGGTTCCTGCTGGTAGCCGACACAGGTGTGGTCCGGACAGAACCCGAACGCCTTGACCTTCTCCTGGTCACTGACCATCGTAGACATGAGTCTGGGTATCCTAGCGCACGACGCCCGCGAGCGCCTGGTCAAGCTGCTGTCGCAGCACAATCGCCTGTTCCACCGTGACAGTAACGCTACCAGCCGGCACGGTCACATCCACCGAACCATCATCCGTTACCGACACTGCCTGCACCACCACCGCCTCCGGCTCTGGCTCTGGCTCGCTGACGGTCTTGTTCTTGGCTACAGCCATCTGTTGTCTCCCCGTTCTTGGTTCTGTTGTTCAGCTCATGCTGCCCATCGGTCCACCGGCCGACACACCGGTCAGCAGATGGGTAGGCAACGCTTTGCCCGGCTCCCACCTAGCTGGTACCGGCTCGGGATCGGGCGTCTCACCATTCAATGACAGGCCCGCAGCCGCAATACAGTCGCCGCGTGCCTCCCACGACAACAGAGCAGCCATCGCACCATCAATCTTGCGGGGCGACTCGATCGCATCCTTACACAGCGTGTACATCGGACGTTCCCGGTCATCAAGAACAGACAGCTTGCGACGCCTCGCGTTCCGCACATGCTGCAACAGCACCGGGTCGCCATCATGCGAAACCTCACCCGACGTGATCGCGGTCTGATAGTTGCGGACCGCCCAAGCAATCGGCCTCGGCCTGAACGTAAGCCACTCCACAACCCGCTTCTGACCGTACTTGTTGCGCCACCGGTCGATCAGCACATCAATGCGGTGCGGGTCCGCATACAGCCGCCACACATACCAACGGTCAAACGCCTCCTGCACCGCCTGATCAACCCTGTCAAAGTCGTGTTCGTAGTCGTCGCCGGCATCATCGGGGCGCTCCACAATGTCGATCGGCCACTGATACCCGGACTCCACATCGGTAGCCACAACAGCCAACGCATCCTGGTAGCGGGCACCGTCCACACCAATCACGATCGTGGCCCCGTCCTCGACTGTGCGCGGACTGGCGAGCTGACGGAACTTCTCGAAGTCGAACGCACGGCCCTCTGACGCCATCTTGCGATTCAGAAAGAACCGTTCGGCCTGGGCCGCATCATGCTCGATCAGCGCCTCGATCTCCTGATCAACCCGCTCAAGATCAACCCACCACGAATCACCGTACACATGCTTGAGTACCTTGCGGCGCTCCCGCTTGTTGCGGACCGATCCGGCCGGCGGCTCCCGATCATCAACCAAAGTGCCCGGTGCTTTCGACTCGAACGTGCGCTGCGCAACCGACCCGTCCGCCGGATCAAAAGCGTTCGTGGTCTCCAAAAACCGGCCGGACATGCCAGCAAGGTTGCGGCGCTGATTGTCCGCCAGCTGCAACCCGCCATTCGACCTGACCCACGAATGAGTCTCGTCCTGCACCGCAAACGTGATGCGCTGCCCCAGCCGTGACTTCGCGGACGCCGTAACCGGCTCGATATAGCCGCCGCCCGGCAGATTCACGCGCGTCAACCCCGTGTCAGCGATCTCCATGTTCAGCCGGTCCGACAACTGAATCATCGGCAACAAAGCCCGAAACACGTTCGCGGTCTGATCCTCAGACACCGCCGTCACCTGAATCCACGGCGTATCCCACTGCCGGCCCGACACAAGCTCGCCAGCATCATCAAACACCGGCAACACCGGGCCAGCAGCCTCCGCACAAATCATCGCCGCAGAAAACGGTCCCTTACCCCACTTCTGCGGCCTGATCAACTGGCCGCCACGCCCAAACACCCACCGGCCAGACCCAAGATCAACAGCATAGAAGTCATCAACGAACCGGCGCATCTCACCCGTCAACACAAACGGATCGCCCATCCGCTCCCCATCCGGCACAACACAATGCGACTCGATCCACGCCGCCACAAGCGGCCCCAACGTCGCAAACCCCTCAGCCACCCCGCCCGCCCTTCACACGCGCGGCCGGAGACCCCGCCAACCGCAACGGCACCACATCACCACCCGCCACCACCGGCACCGCACCCTGCTCAACCTCGGCCGGCACCCGCAACCGCAAATCCCGCTTACCCTTCGGCGTCAAACCCAAACCATCCATCCGCAACCGCTGCTCCGACGGAGCCAACCCCTCCCAACACTCAGCCAACAACCACGCCGCAACCCTGTCCGACTCAAGCCACGTACCCGACACCGGATCAACACGCCACGCCTCCCACAACACACGCGCCTGCCCGCACCAACCCTCACCCGCCTCCCCCAACACCGGCTCATCCAACGCAACAAGATCACGCCACTCACCACGCTCAGGCACATTCCTACGCCTACGCGCACCCGGATCTTTCGGTGCAGGACCACGACCACCTGGCATAACCCAATACTACCTCCCAAAAGTCGGGTGAACCCGTACAGAATCCTAGCGAGG